AATGCCAAGATATGCTGATGGTGGAATAGCAACTCAACCAACATATTTAGTTGGAGAAGGAAAACAAAATGAAGCCGTTGTACCACTACCAGATAATAGAAGTATACCAGTAGATTTAGGAAGAGGTGCAAACGCAACAAACAATACAAGTATAAATGTAAATATTGATGGCTCAGGAGCAAATGCAGATGTAACAGCAGACGGTGGTTCAGCACTAGCAGAAGCAATTAATGCTTCCGTAATGTCAACCATTATGAAAGAACAAGCTCCAGGCGGAATATTAAACCCAACAGGATAAGATTATGGCATTAGGATTTAACGTAGGTGGATCATTAGGAGTTGTAAGACCAGATAAAGGTTTTACACAATCAAACGAAACTGTAATATTTAAAGCAGAGTTCGGTGATGGATATGAGCAAAGAATTGCAAATGGTATAAATAATACTAAGCAATCTTTTGAACTTTCTTTTGTAAATAGACCTAAAGATGAGATTGATGATATTGTAGATTTCTTTGCAAGTAAAAAGGGAGCAACTGCTTTTGATTATACTTTTGCAAATACAAATGAAAGTGGAAACGAAGAAACAGTAAAAGTGGTTATAGAAAAATGGAATCAGACTTGGAAGTATGATGACTACTATGACTTAAAAGCAACAGCTAGACGAGTTTACGAAGCATAATGACAGAAAAGATTATAATAAAAGATTTACAAAAGCTAGATCCAGGCTCAGAACTGGTACAACTTTTTGAAATAGAGTATACTAAAAATGCTTACATATATGTAATGTCAGGTGTAGACTCTGATTTGACTAGTGTTCAGATGAGAGACTTTACTAATAATAGTACTATTAGAACTTACACTGCTATACCAATGAAAGCAGACGGTTTTGAAACTAAAAATGATGGTGCTCAGCCAAAGCCTACTGTCTCGATAGCAAATGCAACTACAGCATTTAGTGGTGGAATAGGAACTACAGAATATGATTCTTTAGTTGGACTAAAAGTAATTCGCAGACTTACTCTTAAGAAATATCTATATGGAGAAAGCGGGGATGCAAGTCCACCAGTAGAGTTTCCTAGACAAGTATGGTACATAGATAGAATTAAATCAAGAACTAAGATACAAGTAACTTTAGAACTTGCTTCTCCTTTTGATTTAAGTGGAATACAATTACCAGGTCGTTCTATTGTAGCAAATAGATGTCCCTTTATGTATCAGGGAGCAAGTGACCATTTAGAAGAGTACCAAAAAGCACAAAGTGGCTGTACTTGGAATGTAGATAATAAATATAAGCCTATTAAAAACGGTGGAACAGAATACACAGTATATACAAATGTAGATGATGAGTATATCATTCCAGCAAGTGTTGTTAGCAGTTTAACAGCAAGTAATACTCCAGCTAGTATTACAATAGATGCTTATTATAAAACAAATACAACTGCATTGAGATTTAATGCAAACGGAACAACAACAAGTGTTACTAATGCGTTGTATTGGCAGGCTACAGAAACTACTAGTAGCCCCGGTACAATAAGTTTATCAAATAGTAAGTTTAAGCCTGTGAGAACATATACAACATATTCACATGGCACAGAATATTTTACATATTCAGATGATAGATATAATGATTATGTAATATTCACAGATAATGTATCTTCTAGCCCTACATATAATAAAGTAATTATGTGGAAAGCTGTGAAACCAAGTGAAAGTACAAAACCAGATTTTGGTATTTACTGGTCAAGAGGAGATACTTGTAGTAAAAGTTTAGATGGATGTAAGATGAGATTTGGATTTATACCAAAAGATGCATCAAATACTAGTACAACTGGAAAATCCAGCACAGACACTACTGCTGAGTTGCCGTTTGGAGGCTTTCCAGCAGCTAAGGCGTTCTCATAATGATAGCTGATATATTTGCTCATGCAAAATCGGCTGCTCCAGGAGAATGTTGCGGACTTGTTATAGTAGATGATAATGAGGAAAAATATATTCCGAGTGAAAATCTCCACGAAGATATTTCACAGTTTAAAATTGACGCAAAACTGTTCATACATCATCAACTCAATTCGAATATAAAATATGTTGTCCATAGTCACTATGACTCGGAATGTCGTCCAAGTCAGTATGACATTGACAACTGTAATGCGGTAGGTATACCATATATGATTGTATCTTACCCACAACAAGAGGTATTTATTTTAGAACCACAATGAAAAGAAAGATAATATTATTAGGAAGAATGGGAGAACTCTTTGGAAAAGAGCATGAACTCGTATGTAAAAATGTTCATGAAGCTATGCACGCTATTGACCAAATGAAAGGTGGTCTTAGAAAATATTTATTAGACTGTACCGATAAAGGTATAGAGTTTCATGTTGCAAAAGGCTCAGAACTTCTTGATTATGATAATTTACACGGTGACCTAGGAGAGGATGATTTAATTGTTACTCCTTTACCTCAAGGAGCAGACTTTTTAAAAGCGTTACTAGGAGTAGCACTCATAATACTAGGAGTATTTACTTTTGGAGCAACAACAGCTGTTGGGGTAGCTCTTATAGTTGGGGGAGGATTGCTCGCACTAAAAGGAATAGTAGATATGTTAACTCCCGAAATGCCCGATGATGAATCGGATGAATCAAATCTATTTAAAGGCCCGATTAATAACGCCAAAGTAGGTATACCAGTGCCTCTAGCTTATGGTAAGTTAGAAGTAGGCGGTGCACCTATAAACTTTGGATTTACAGACACAAAAATTACTGCAAGTAATGGATTCACTTTCGGAAGGAAAGAGGGAACTTACTCAGGTAGCTATTCAGGAGGAACCGGTGGAGGTTCATCAGGTGGTGGCTCTGGTGGTGGAGGCCGTGGTGGCGGTACGGACGCTCTAATTACAGAGGAACAAAAATAATGGCAGGATTCTCCAGATATAATAAATTAACAAAATCTACTAGACATCAAACTGCTGTCATATATGATGCTGTGTCTGAAGGCCCTATTGAGGGATTAGTTAACGGACCAAACAGTATTGTAATTGACGGTAATCCTGCAGCTTCTGCAAATGTAAGTACATATTTCCAACTACTTAGAACTCCTAATGCTTCTTATAATGCAACAAGTAGGATAGTAACAGACCAAGGCGGTGGAGCTGTATTTGAAAATCTTACTACTGCACAAGGACAAAGATATATATCTGTAATAGCAGGTAAGAAAAGAGCTACAAATGCTTCTACTTCTGCAGGTAATAATATTATTAGTACTGCTACTTCTTTCTTTGCAGCAGATGATATTAGAGATGAAGCAAAACCATTAAATCAATTTATTAGAATAGAAGGAGCGGGTAAAGACGGCACAGAGTATGCAGGTCAAATAACTCAATTTATAAATGTTACTCATGTAAGAGTAGACAGTCCTCCTGCAAAAACAGTTTCTTCTGCTAACGTTTCAATCGACTTAGTAGACACAATTTCAACTATAAATAGTAACACTCAGGCAACTTTAACAAATGGGGGTGGAGTAACAACTTCAGCTACTGCAGTTATAATATCTCCTCCTAAATCAGCAAGAGGAGACGTACTAAAATACAATTTTAACAACTTTGGCTGGGCATTTAGAAAAGGAGAAAGAGAACAAGCATATCTATCTGCTCCTTCTGGTATAGGTAGTGCTTCTTCAGCACATTCAATAAATGCAGCATTAGACCAAACAGATTTAAGATCAATAGGTCAACCAACTAATAGTGCTTTAGGAATAAATACTGACATTTCTCCTAATAGAAACGGAGAATCAGGAATTAGCAGAGTTGCTTCTACTGGTATGAATATAGCAGACCCAGGAGAAGTAGATTACATTCGTGTAACTTTAAATCATGCTTCAATGATTTCTAATAAAAACAATGGTAAGAAAGGACCGGGATTTGCTGAATATAGAATAGTTTTTTCATATAAAACAGATTCAACAGATAGTTTTTCAAACAACGAACACGTTATTTATGGTAGAAGAACTTTATCTTCAAATGTTAGAGATTATCATAGAAATACTAGAGTCAGAGGTGGTAGTTCCGGTATGATTGATGGACAGATACGAGCTCCTTTCAATAGTATATTTAGTTTTGATATATCAAAATACCAACCTTTTACTGATTACAAAATAGAAGTTCAAAGAGTATCTCCAGTAAATCAAAAAGAAAATGATTGGCAACAAACTAACCAAGGCAGTTTAGTATCTATAGAAAATATTATTACTGATAAGTTAACTTATCCTTATACAGCTTATGCAGCTGTGATAGTTGATGCAGAAGATTTTGATGATATACCTGAAAGAGCATACGAAATTAGAGGACTAAAAGTAAAAGTTCCTACTAACTATTTTCCAGCAGATGAAATACATGATAATACAGGAGCAAGAAGGGCAACTGCTTCTTATAGTCGTAATGTTACTACAGGTGTAGACACAGGAAACCCTGTAGACTGGGACGGTAACTTTAGAGGAGACCAAAAAACTTTTAGTGCTACAAGTCCTAACTATATGCCTGTATATACTAGCAATCCAGTATGGATATTTATGGACTTACTTACAAATCCAAGATATGGTCTTGGAAAGTATGTAGACCCAGATTTTGACTTTACACAAGTAGATAAATACACTTTATATAATTTAGCGAAGTACTGTGACGAACTTGTACCAAATGGAAAAGGCGGAACAGAGCCTCGCTTCTCATGTAACTTATATATACAGAAAGGTCAAGATGCTTTAAGATTGCTTAAAGATTTAAGTACTATGATTCGTGGTATGCTTATTTGGCACAATGGTCAAGTGAGTTTAAACTCAAACAGAGAGAAAGGCCCGATATATACTTTTGGTAAATCAAATGTTATTGAAGGAACTTTTAGTTATTCAGGCAGTTCTAGAAGATTTAGAACAAATGAAGTAAAGGTTACTTGGAATGACCCAGGTAATAGATATAAACAAGCAGTAGAAATAGTAACAGACGATAATAATATTGCACAAACAGGTAGGGTAATATCAAAAGATTTACCAGCTCTTGGTTGTACTTCTCAAGGTCAAGCACAAAGACTTGGAAGATGGCATTTACTTACTGAAAAATTAGAAAAAGAAATCGTAACATTTAGTACAGGTATCAATGGGGGTGCTTTAGTTGCTGGAGATGTTATTCTTGTACAAGATGCAGATGACAAAGATGTACAATTCTCTGGAAGAGTATCAACTGCAAAAGCTTCTACTACTACTGTAATCGAAACAGATAGAGCATTAAGTCTAAATGGTACAGATAATTTTGATTTACATTTAATATATCCAAGCGGAGGTGCATATATAGCGCAACCAACTGCTACAATTAACAGCACAGATTATAAAGTAGGCGACCTTGTATTAGAACACGCAAACGGAACAGCAATCTCAACTCAAGCTTCTGCATCACAATTAAAAGATGATTCAGGTGGCCAAGTACAAGTTATATGGTCAGAAGATCAAAGAATAGA